TGGGAGAAATTTTACAGTCTGGCCGTTACGATCATGATTCGTTGCGTAGCCGCATGAGCTTGACTTCTGAAGAGTTTGATATTTTAGCAGAAGGCTCTTTGATCAAGATGCGTAAGATCAAGCAGCACACCTACTCACCTGCCTGGGTACCCATTGAGTCTAACACTGGTGAAGACATCAAGGTTGAGCGTGTTACTGGACATTCCGAGCAAGTCTAAAAGGTGAAGTCTATGGACATGAATGCATACCAAGCTGCTGCTAAAGAAACCGCTGTGTTTCCTCCCGAGAAGGGTATAGAGTACACCACGCTAGGGTTAGTTAGCGAAGCAGGCGAAGTAGCTGATAAAGTTAAGAAAGTGATCCGTGATAGCGGCGGTGACTTCTCTGATGAAGTTAAAGAAGCGATCAAAAAAGAACTTGGTGATGTTCTCTGGTATGTGTCTGGTATGGCTTGGGAGCTTGGCTTTACTTTAACGGATGTTGCTGAAGCAAATATCTTAAAGTTGTCTAGCCGGTATGAGCGTGGTAAGATTGGTGGCTCTGGAGATGACAGATAATTATTCTTGGCGTTCACTTTCCACGCCTATTAATAGTAACTCCACGGAAGAGGCTTTGCGTCTCAGCAAGTCTAACTACAATGTCGTTCTAAACCCTATTTATGTTTGGGATCAGTTTCAGAATAAGTATGTTGAAGTTGAAGATCGCTTCTGTACTGGTAGACACGTTACAGACGCATTAGCAGATTCTGGCGTGCGTCAGGAAAACTGGGAAGTTGTTAAAGACCGTTATGTTATTGTGCCCAACTCAGACATTATGGAGCGGGCACATTCAATTGTTGATGCTTTTAACGGCGCTGCACGCTTAGACAGTTGCGGCAATCTTGATGATGGTAGAAAGTTCTTTGTGGCAATCTTTACTGGAACGCTGGAGATTATAGGTTCTGGGGATAAAGACTTAGTTGACACTTATGTTATCGCCATGACTTCCCACGATGGTTCTGTGCCGGTTTGTTATTACAATCTTGATGTTCGTAGACGCAACAATTCGGTTTATCGGTTTACTGATGAAAGCGCTGACTTTTGTATCCGTAAACGTCATACTCCCAATCATGCTGATAGGGATAGTGAGGTGACTGAAGTTTTGACGATGCGCCAAGCGTGGAGTACGTCTTTCAAGGCGACACTTCAGAAGTTGCTTTCGCCCGTGTCTGAGTTTCAGTTTGAAAGCGTTTTGCATTCTCAGTGGAACCCTAACACGGCGTCTTCTAAAAACAAGCGGGAGCACGCCGAAAACGTCATTGACACGATCAACTCTTTGTACCGCTCAGACTACAACTTCGGCATGTTTGGTCATAGTAAGTGGGCAGCGTTCAATTCCATCTGTGAGTACATTGATTTCCATAGGGACATCCCTGGTTTGGAAGCGGCTCAGCACTCTTTAGAGATTGACAACTTTAGTCATCGTTTAAAGGTGTCGTTGTACAACCAGCTCTGTTCCGTTTAAATAATTATTTCAATCTTACGCCGTAGTCCCATGCCTAATCCGGCACAGGTGTTGAAGGCATGAACTGCGGCATCGACTTGGTCATCGTGAACTCGGGCTTCAGGGAAAGACGAAAGCTCGTCAATAAAGTCGCTGTTCCAGTCAGCCCGGACAAGCCTTACGTTTCCGTTAGCTACTGCTGCGGCAAAAGGTTTGGCTCTAGTTACTTTATCACCGGTTGCTCTTTGACCTTTGAAGTCGTATCCGGGTAGAACATAACGGGCGTACTGATCAATAAGGTTTTTGCCTGCTGACCCCGGCTCTTGCTCCATTTGAATTGGAACTTCCGGCCCATCTTCAATTGCGGTGTCTCGAACAAATTTCTCTACACGGTCGCCCTTGGCCCTGATTCTTCGAACATCCAAAATATAAAACACACCGTTTTCAAACGCCGCCAAGCATCCTACTGTCCAGTCAGGATCAGGGTTGCTTGCAGTAGGCTCCGTACCTGCCAAGTCCCAGAAGCGCACAATCTCTGTTTCTTTGCTGAAAGAAGGGATTTCTGTAAATTCAATGACTTCCAAATTGTTTCGGTCAAACATTGAGCCGAGTGTGGTTGCCCACCAGTCACCAAATTCAAGACGGTTTCTTTCAATAGGGTCTAGCTCTTGAAGCATGGCCCGGTAAGAGTCAGGATCAATTCCGGGGTTGTCGGTGAGCATGGAAGGAATAAAGATTCTTCCGCTCTTTTCACCTTCTACGAGGAATCGTTGTCGGACCCAGTTGGGGGCGGGGTTTGTAGCACATCTCATTCGTAGTGGCACTTCTGAAAGAGGTCCTGTGGCGGGACGACGTAAACGAGAGAACATGTATCGGTAGTCAGACTCTCGAATTTCTGTAACCTCGTCCATGCCAATGAATTGGAATTCCGAACCTTTGTATCTAAGGTAGTCGTTTACGTTGTTTAGGTACCCGAAGGTGATTCTAGCGCCGGATGGAAATGTTGCGGTGTACTGGTTGGCGTTCCAATGAACGTCGTCGTATTGCATAATCCAGTCTCGGAAACGGTCCATGAGAGCGCCGGGTAGTGCAAGGTCAGCGTATGTACGCCTGAATAGGATTGCACTGTAACCTGGGACATCTACGTACTGTAAGGCAGCCATGATTAGGGCGGAAGACTTACCACCGCCTGCTGCACCACCAAACATGACTTCTTGTCCCACGGATTTTAGGAATACTTTCTGAGTTAGTGAGGGTTCTTCAACCCAGTATTCTGAACGCCGTGGCTCTAGATACTCTCTAATTTTTTCCCAATCCTGAGTTTGCACTGACATATCTGCTTGTCTCCTAGAGGTTTTCACGGTAAAGTATACCTATGAAGAAATTTCTGTCCCGTTCTGTAGCTGCTCATGTTTGTATGGGCGCTGGCATTCTTTTTATCGGCTTTGGTATTAGTATACTAAGTTTGGGATGGGGGCTGGCAAGTGCTGGCCTTGCTTGTGGAATTTACGGGTACTTATTAGGGGCTGAATAATGGCGTGGAACTCTAGTTCAAATAAATCACTTCAATCAGGGGTTACAGAAAAAGCGGCACAGATTGCTGTGGGCGCTCCTGTTGCGTACAGTCCAACCATTCAGAACAATAATCGTGGCTATCACGATGGCTGGGATATTGTTAAGACTTATAAAGAAGCTGTTGCTAAGGTAACTTGGGTTTATCGCTCAATTGACGTTATTGCGTCTAACCAAGCTAGTCTTCCCATGATTCTTCGTAAGGACAATAATCCTTTTGGGGAGATTGTAACCGATAACCCTATTCTGAAGATTTTCAACAACACGGCGAACGTTGGTGAGAATGCTTGGGCATTTCGTTATAGAATGAGTTCGCAGTTGATGATGAGCACGAGAGGAGTGTTTGTTGAGGTTGTGCGATCTAGAGATGGTACGCCTATTGCTATGCATTTGTTGCCGCCTCAGAATACTTCTCCAATTCCTGATGTAAAGAACTTTGTTAAGGGGTTTGAAGTTCAGATCAATGCTATGGAGAAGCGGATCATTAAGCCTAAAGATGTGATTTGGATTCGCAGACCTCATCCGCTTGATCCATATTTGTCAATGACTCCGATGGAGGCTTCTGGTATTGCGATTGAGCAAGAGACTTTGGCTAAGCTGTACAATAGAAACTTCTTGATTAATGATGGGCGCCCCGGTGGATTGCTTGTGTTGCGTAGTGAGATTTCTGACGAAGATAAAGATGAGTTGCGGTCTCGTTTCCGTGGGAATATTGGTAGAGCTGGTGCGGTCGGTGTAATTTCTGCAGATGATGGCGCTGATTTCGTGGATACTGCTGCTAGTCCTCGTGATGCTGCGTATCAGCAGATGCGAACAATTACGAAGGAAGAAATTTTAGCGGCATTTGGTGTACCAGAGTCGATTATTGGTAACTCTGCTAATCGAACGTTTTCTAATGCGATGGAGGAGGGCAAAGTCTTCTGGATGGAGACTATGACTCCTCATTTGAATCTTATTGCTCGTTCGTTTGACGCTATTGATGAGTCATACTTTGTAGACTTTGATACGTCTGATGTTCCGATTTTGATTCTGTCGAAGCAGGAGCGAGAGAAGCACTACTTGTCAGAGTTCCAGCAGGGGCTGATTAGTACTAATGAGTATAGAGAGGCGGCAGCCCGTAAGAAGGTTGAGTCTGAGCTTGCTGATTCACTGCTGGCTAATCCCAACCTTACTCCTGTTGCTAATACTGAAAAGCCTATGCAGCCTGAAGGACAGCAGGATCAAGGCATGGGTGCTGATGCTGGTATGGCTGGCATGGGTGCTGATGCTGGTATGGCTGGCATGGGTGGCATGGGCGGTATGGACCCAATGGCTGGTGGTGCTCCTGCTGCTCCCGCTCCTCCTGATGGTGGGTTTGTTGAAGCTGGTGTTCCTCTTCAGCAGCAAGCTACCGCCGCTCTACAGCAGCAGGTCACAGAGTTTAGCCCAGAACAAGGCGCTTTTGTTCCGATGGGTGACGTTCAAGGAACCCAGCAGATTGAAGCCCCCGCAAGTGCAGTTCCTAGCGAACTAGACGATGAGGAGGACGAGGAGGGCCAGGAGGGTGAGAAGAGTCTCCCTTTAGAACGAAGACTGGCGCTGCTGGAGGACCTTCTCTCTTAAACGCTTCCGACTGGAAGACTAAAACTTTATACACAGTCAGCTCTTTAGAAGACAGACTAAACTCAGAACTTGATAAAGTTTTTGACGATCAAGAGCAGGCTGTTCTAGATGAGTTAGATAGCGATGCTGTACAAGCTGCAATTGCTAGTGGCTCTGTTGCTTTAATTCTGTCTGCAATTCCTGTGGCGTTACTTACACCGTCAACTGTTGCGTTGTTAGCTTCTATGGCAGCCACGTATCGTAAAGCGGTTGAAGACAATATTGAAGAAGGATATGGCGCTCCTGTCTCTGAGCAAGTGTCAGAAGCAGCGACATCTGAACATTTAGCAGCAGTCAATAATTTTAACACAACCACGCAAGAAGAAGTTGCGGCTGCTTTAGTTACTGCTGCACAATTGACTGATGAGAATGATGGCGACGTTGATATCGCTTTAAAGATTGCTTTAGCCTATTCTTTGATAAAAGCTATTTTCAATAAACTCCGAACAAAGCGTCGAAAGTTGATTGTTGACGCTGCTGTTTTGGGTCCGTACAATCAAGGCTTGTATGATTCTGCAGTTGCGGAAGAGCAAAGAACGGGTCAAATTGTACAAAAACAGTGGGTGTCTTTAATGGATGAGCGGGTTAGGTCTGCTCATAGGCAGTTACATGGTGAAAAAGTTGCTGTTGGTACGCCGTTTTTTGTGAATGGTGTATCTATTCGATTCCCGAAAGACCCTTTGGCTCCGCCCGGTTTGACGATCAATTGTCGTTGTATTCTGCGCTTCAGCAGGTAGTTTATATATAAGTATTTATATATAGTAGCGGCTGGGCGCCCCCTTGGGTCTGTACAATATCACATAGGAGACTAGTCCTCAGAGGAGAGTTATGACTGTTGCAGAACTAAATGACACCGAGCACGACACCCAATTCAAGGCTATTTCAGGCCAGATTGGTATCGACAAGGCTCAAGGCATCGTTGAAGCGTTTGTGTCAGGTATTGGAAATAAAGATTCTGTTGGCGACATCGTTATCGCAGGTGCGTTTAACGGGTCTCTGAAGCGACGCAAACCACGGGTTGTTTGGGGCCACGATTGGAATCAGCCAATTGGTAAAGTTCTAGAGATTTACGAAGTCCCTAAGACTGATCCACGCCTGCCTGAAAAGATGAAGCAGGCTGGAGTTGGTGGCTTGTTTGCTAAGGTTCAGTTCAACCTTAATACTGAACGTGGTCGTGAAGCGTTTGCAAATGTTGCATTTTACGGCAATGAGCAAGAGTGGTCAATTGGTTACAAGACAATTACTGCAGATTTTGATGCAGTTAAGCAAGCTAACATTCTCAAAGAGGTAGAGTTGTACGAAATTTCTCCTGTTCTGCATGGAGCGAATCAGTTGACCGCAACGATTTCTGTTAAAGATGATGAAAAGGGCAAGGCATCCAAAGGCTATTACGTTGAGGATGAAGATAAAGACGGCCCTGCTAGTACTATGGATGCAATGTCAGAGCGTTTGGGGCGAATGCTGTCTCAGGCTTTGCGTAAGCCCGTTCAGATTATTGAAATGGATGGAAATAACGTTGTATTCCAAACAGGCGAAGACATGACATGGAGCGCCACGATTTCTGTTGAAAATGGTCAGGTTCAGGTTGGTCGGCCTACACGTGTAAAGCCCACAACAAGCTACACCCCGGTAGGGGAGGAGGCACCCCCTTCAATGATGATTAAAGATACTGACGAAAAGAATGCTGAAGAGCCTGCGGGCGTGAGAGATGCTGATGATGAGCAGGGTTCGTGGGCTACCCCGGATATTGCTCTTGCTTGGGCTAAGACCTTTGGTTGTTCTGGTTATCACTCACATGGCGGCGGTTACATGCCGTGTGAAACGCATGAAGAGTATTTAGAAGCACTTAAAAAGTTTGATGGTAACGCTAACATCAACTCGCATAACAACTACCTTGCTGGGGTTGAGGTTGAAGAAGCAAAGGCTGCAGGGTGTTCTTGTGGGACCGAAGAAAAGGGCCATGTGATGCCTAGCAAGAAGCCTGAGTATCTTAAGGACCCCATGGCTCTGCTACTTATGGCTTACAATGAGATGCTGAAGCTTCGTGGTGCCGGTGAGTTGCGTGAGGCCACGTTGACTTTGATCGGTGCGGTCGAAGACTTCTTGACTGAAGCCCCGATGTCTCGTCCTGGCGAGCAGGGCGAGAAGGTGACTTCAGGCTTTGTTGTCCATGTCAAGTGTTCAGAGAAAGAAGCACTGGCTGTTAACGGCGCTATGTCTGGCCTGCCTGTGTTCTCGTTTAAGTCAGAAGATGGCGTTGATGTCCACTTTACGACAGAACTTGCAGAAGAAGAACTGATGGAAAAAGTCGCTGTGTCGCTTGCGGGATTAGCGTTTGAGCCTGAGGTAACAGTAACAAGACCGATTGACACCACCGAGGGTGTTCAGTAAGATATTCTCTATAAGGATACAGGAGTAAAAATGAGTGATAACCTTAATGAAGACCTTCAGAAGATGGAAGCTTTGAGCGAAGTCATCGATTCTGGGGAAAGCATGTCTGCCGCAGAGAAGGCTATGCATGATATGAAGAAAAACGCACCGTCTGTGTTTATGACTGACATTCGTTTCAAGGAGTCAATGGAAGTTGGCGATTTGCTTAGCGAAGAAGCTTTCATGTCTCTTGATGCTGATGAGCAGAAGGGCTATGAGATGGTTCAGGTCATGGACGAGAAGAGCAAGGAGCCTATGGGCTGGGTGTTCCGTTTTAAGTCTGATGAAGATGATGAGGACGATGCTGAAGACATTGTTGAAGAGGTCGTTGAAGATGCGGTTGAAGAATCCGTGGAAGAAAAGTCAGATGCTGATCCTATCTCAGAAAAGGCCGCTGCACTCATGTCGCAGATGCGTGCCCCTGATGATGAAAAGCCTTCAATGTTCCTTACCGATAGTCGTTTCAAGGAAATGATGGACGCTGGCGAGCTTGTTTCATCAGAAGACTATGACGTTTTAGACGAAGACGCTAAAGAAGCATTTGAGGCTGTTGATGTTTATGAAGAGGGCACCGGCAAGGGTTATGGTCGGCGCTATCGTCGTCGCAGCCCCCTTGAGTTGACAGCAATGCGTAAGGGTCAGGGTATGGATGAAAAGGCTGAAGACGGCATGGAAGACATGTTTGATTCGGAAGCTGAAGCTCTTGAGCGTGCGGCGGCGCTAGGTTGCCAGGGCGTTCATCGTGCAGGTGAAAAGTACATGCCTTGTGCAACCCACGATGATTGGATGAAGCTTAGCAAGCCTGCTGAGGCACCGGCTCCTACTCCGGCCCCTGCCCCCGCTCCGGCTGCGCCTGCTCCTGCTCCTGCTCCTGCTCCGGCTGCTGCCCCTGGTGGCATGATGAAGTCAGAAGAAGAGTTCCTCTGTGGTTTCCAGCGCAAGTCAGTTGAGCAGCCTTGCGAGTTCTGCACAGGCGGCTGTGCTCCTGAAGATGGCCTTCCAGGGCTTGCTGACATTGAAAGTCAGGTCAAGTCAGCCTACGAGGGTTCTGAAATTATTGGCTCAGGCTACTCAGCCGGTGACGACGTATTCGTTGTCGATGTCAAGCGGGCTGACGGTTCCTTTATTGAAGTGTTCCTGACCGGCGACGGCGAGGAGCTTGGTTGGCTGCGTTTGGATCAGAGCGCTATTGAAGGCAAGTCCGCTGAAGCTATTGAGATTGTTTCTAAGTCTGATGCTGAGGCTACGGCACGTGACGCTATTAGCGAGATGGGAATCAAGGCTGAGGTCATGAGCGTTACTGTTGACATCTTCGCAGATGAAGATGTGTACGTGGTTGAGCTTGATGCTGAAGAGAAGAGCTACGACGTGTTCGTTGCTGCTGATGGCAAGGTGCTCGGCTATGATGAGTACGATTATGACGCTGAGGGTTCATATGAGCTTTCTGAAGAGGAAGAGATTAAGGCTATTGAGGCTGAACTTGAGATCAAGCGGATGTACTCTCGTGAGCAGCGTGAGGCGATGGCTGAGTCCGGTGAGGCTCTGCCTGATGGTTCGTTCCCGATTGCTGATGAGGCTGACCTAAGCAACGCTATCCAAGCGGTGGGTCGTGCGGCTGATCAAGAAGCTGCTAAGGCGCACATTATGAAGCGTGCTAAGGAACTGAAGTTGGAAGATATGATTCCGGCTGATTTTGCTAGCGGCGGCTCGCCTGCTCCTGCAGCCCCTGATGCTGATGCTGAAGAGAAGGTGCTAGACGAAGATATTCTTAAGGCGATGGAAGAGTTCAACAGCCTGTTGGAAGACGATTCTATCTGATATTCTAGGAGGCATAGTATCATGCAGCCTAGCCAAGTAACGCAAAGGATTGCTGCTGCTAATCAAACTTTAGCAGAATTAGGAGCATATGCTGTTCTTGGCGACCACGTTAGAGATAACGAGGTAGAATACCTGTACAGAGATGGATTAGAGCATGTCTTTAGTCCCTTAGAAACCGCTGGGGATTCGGATGACGATTGAGTTTAAAGCACCTGAGATTGGGCCAAACGCCGATGCTTTGACCAGCCTTACACGAGGGCGTGGTCCTCGTCGTGGCAATCTTGAGGACCTTCTCAAGTATTGGCGTCCGATTATGAAGAAGCCGGGTGGCTTCCGTCGTTGTGTTGTTATCCTTATGGATAAGCCGCAGTTTGGTGGTAAGCCTCAGCGTATTTGTGCTTGGCTTCACCACGAGTTGACTGGCAAGTGGCCCAACGAGGGCAAGGGTAAGCGTGGTAGAGGTAAGGGTAAGCGGAAGCGTCGTGGTCGTTCGGTGACTCGTCGTGTTCGGTCTGCGGGCAAGAAGTCTTTGACTGGTATTTCACCGTTAACTGAAGTTACTTCGTTGCGTATGACGATTCGTGAGTCTCGTGAGTTTGGTGGTATTCTTGTTCAGCCTATTGCTGGTCGTAAGAATGCTGTGGAGATGAAGGCTGCGATGTTCTTGCAGCATTCGGAGCGGCTGCCTTTGTTTGCTGGTAACGAGGTTAAGCGTGTTGGTGTGTTTGGTTCTTCTAGCCGTTTGGGTCAGGCTGCGCAGGCTGCGGGCAGTATTATTCTTCCGGGCGATTTGTCTGATATTCGTAGCCCTATCCGTTCTCAGATTTATGAAACGCTGACTCCTGGCGTTCCGAATATTCCTAATGCTCGTGGTGGTCGTATCCTGCGAAGCAGAGGTCGTGGTGCTCGTAATAAGTTCCGTTGTCCTCCAGGCTTTGAGAAGGGTGGTACGTTCACTAACTCCGAGTTTTCGACGTGTGGTGCCCAGATTTTGGGGATTGCTACTTCGGGTCCGGGTTCGCCCACCCCCGAGGCAAACAATAGACTTTCTCGTTTGGCGAACACTGCAGGTTTAGTTAATGAAATTGGTGATCTTCGCAACAACGACAGTGCTGTAGATATTATTCG